GCAGCAGTTTCCGAGAGCATGGCGCAGGGCTACATGAACACCGCAGGCATGTCCGCCGAGGCAGCGCGCGGCTACCGCGATGACGCACAGCTCGCTCGTGACATGTCCTCGTCCTACGCGAACGCGCCGGTCAACATGCAAGTGACCCCTGGGCAATACTCGGCGTTCCATTGGGCCGAGCAGGCACGCCTCATCGCAGTGGGCGCCGTGGTCTACAAGGGTTCATGGGATGCCTCCGGTAGCACCATGCCGCCCTCCCCGAAGCTTGGCGACTTCTACTTCATCTCGAAGGCGGGCACCGTCAGCGGCGTGAAGTGGGCCAGCGGTGACATGGCGGTGTTCGATGGAACCCTGTGGGAACGCATCGACAACCAGCAGACCGTTACGTCCGTGGCGGGTCGCACGGGTGCCATCGCGTTAACCATTGCTGACATCGCGGCGCTTCAGACCGCACTGGACTCCAAGCAGACTCGTGGTGCCTTGCAGTCGGTCGTGTCGCAGGGGGCTGGTTCGTCTGTCCTGTATCGCGACGCCGCTGACGCAGTGACGCGCTTCGGCGTGATCTTTGGCGACAACACTTTCAACCTGTGCTCGTATGACGACACGGGTGGCTATCGCGCATCCCGCATTGCGATGCCTCGTGACAGCGCCTCCCCGGTATTGATCGACGGTCAGAAGGTCTGGACCGCAGGTAACTTCGATCCCGCGACCAAGCAGGGCGCACTCGGGTACAACCCTGTGCAACAAGGCACTGGAGTCGGACAGGGCACCAACGTAGTCAAGATCGGGTACGCCTCTGGCGGCACGGGCAAGATCAAATGCACCATCGACGTCACCGACTTCGGCAACATCGCGATGGAGAGCTGGGTCACCGCGAACTACCTCCCGAACACTGGCGGTAACGTCAACGGAACCATCTCGTTGCAGAACCAAAGTACCGAGCGTCAGATTCAGTGGGTGTTTGGTGGCCGCACCACTTACCTCTACGGGAATCCCAGCTCCGGGGACATCGGCCTCTACGACACGGTTGCCGGTACGCGCTGGCGCACTGACACGGGAAACAACTTCTACTCCGGCGCGTCCATCGTCTCAGGGTCGGGTTACTTCCAGACGTCGCAGACTCACTGCGTCATCGGTAACAACGGGGCGGCCGGAATAATCTACTTTCGCCCGAATGGTACTGGCAACTCGTCCGGCGAAGCCACGGTGCGCAGCAACGGCGACATGTATGTGACTGCGTGGGTGTATGGGAGCAACTTCAAGCTCAACTCGGACCAGCGCCTCAAGTCGAAAGCAGTGTTGCTCAACGCTCGCACTGAGTTGGACCGCATCAAGCGTCTGATCCCCCGTCGTTACGTGAAGGCGGGCAAGGCGGAGTACGGGTTCTTCGCGCAGGAACTCAAGAAGGAATACCCGTCGATGGTAAGTGTCGGTGAAGGCCCAGCCGGTCCTGACACGCACACCATCTCGCAGATGGAACTCATCGCGCCCATCGTCGCGGTCCTTCAGGACTTCGACCGCCGCCTCTCGGAAGCTGGGCTGTAATGGCACAGGTTCCAGGTTCAGGCTTCAGCCTCCAGGACGTCGTGAATGTCTTCGGAGGCGATGGGAACTTCTACTACTACTACCGGGGCGGTCCCTACGTCCCCAACATCCCGCAGAACTACGGCATTCCCGACAACCCTGCCGGCTTAGAGCTGGCTCAGTTCGCAAACGCCACGAACTACAGTCCGTTCTCTGCTTCCGCTTCCGGCAGCACCGCGACCTTCAACAACGGCAACAAGAACACGCCGGCCACCCGAGTGATGAGCACCCTCGCAACGGCTTCGGCCTGGGGCGGCAACGGGAATTTCAGCTACTCATGGCGTGTGATTGGCAGCGGCGGTGTCAGTAACCCGAACGCAGGCGGCAACGGTAGCCAAGTAGCCGTCGGAGCTACCGCCAATATCAACGGTGGCGGCTACGTCGATGTGGCGTGTGACATCACCGACGGAACCTCTTGGCAGACCGTCACCGCGCGCTGCAATTTCAACTACTACAGCACCCTCTAACATGGACAACGAATTTAAGCTCATCGCCTCCCTCGGCCTCGCCGGAGCCCTCGTGGGCTTCGCGCAGGTCTTGGCAAAGGGCGGCCACTTCGATTGGAAGCTGGCTATCGCCCGTGCAATTCTCAATGGTGCCCTCGGCGTCTCCGCAGCGTTCGCGTCGGTGATCTTCCCGACGATCTCTCTGCCGGCCCTGGTGGGCCTCGCGTGCATTCTCAGCTCCTTGGGCACCTCTGCTATCGAGCGGCTATTCCAGCGCGTTCTAGGCGGGACCAGTGGCGGCCAGTAAGGACGCCCTCGAAGCCCTCCACACCGCAGTCGTCGTGAAGCTCACTGAGAGCATCGAAGCGATGCCTGCGGGTGAGAAGGGCCTCGCCGCCATCCTCAATGTTGCTCGCCAGCTCCTCAAGGATGAGGGCATTGAAGCACTGCCGACCGAAGGCAGCGCGACGGGACGCCTCAAAGAGAAGCTCAAGGAGTTCCCGTTCAACCCTGAAACTGATGGGGTGCATTGACCTCGAAGCATCCCTTCGAGGACTTCCGTAACTTCGTCTTCCACATCTGGAAGCACCTCAACCTTCCGGCGCCCACGCCTGTGCAGTACGACATCTCGTCGTACCTTCAGCACGGACCACGGCGCCGGATCATTGAGGCGTTCCGAGGTATCGGCAAGTCCTGGCTGACGGCCGCCTACGTGTGCTGGTTGCTGTGGAAAAACCCGCAGCACAAGATTCTCGTGGTGTCGGCATCCAAGGATCGCGCAGACGCCTTCTCGATCTTCGTGAAGCGCCTGATCGAAACCGTCCCTGAGCTGGCCCACCTGAAGCCTCGTGGTGACCAGCGAAACTCCAACCTCGCATTCGACGTTGGCCCTGCAATGCCAGACCAGTCCCCTTCGGTGAAGTCCGTGGGTATCACTGGTCAGCTCACCGGCTCCCGTGCTGACACGATCATCGCGGACGACGTAGAGGTAGTGAAGAACTCCGGCACTGTGGCGCAGCGAGAGAAGCTGTCGGAACTCATCAAGGAGTTCGACGCAATCCTGAAGCCGCTCGCGGACAGCGAGATCATCTACCTGGGCACACCTCAGACCGAGGAGTCGATCTACAACCGACTGCCTGAGCGTGGCTATGAGATTCGCATTTGGCCCGCGCGCTATCCAAAGGATCAGAAGCACTACCAGCAGTACGCCGGCCGACTCGCTCCGTTCATTGCGGAAGCCTTCGAGTCAGGCAAGCAAGCCCCGTGGTCTCCTGTGGAACCCTCGCGATTCCATGAGGATGACCTCCTGAAGCGTGAGGCGTCCTATGGACGTTCGGGCTTCATGCTCCAGTTCATGCTGGACACCTCGCTCTCCGACAGCGAGCGCTACCCGCTGAAGCTCTCTGACCTCATCGTCATGGACGTGGATCGCGAAGTGGCGCCTGTGCGTGTCGTGTGGGCCGCTGGACGCGAGCAGATCGTCAATGACATACCCATCGTGGGCTTCACTGGTGATCGCATCCATAGCCCCATGTACGCCGCAAAGGACATGGAGGAGTACACGGGTGCAGTCATGGCTATCGACCCTTCGGGCCGAGGCGGTGACGAGACCGGCTTCGCAGTGGCAAAGATGCTGCGCGGCATGGTGTACCTGCGTCGCGCTGGTGGCATCAAGGGTGGCTACGACGACTCCGCTCTGGAGCAGATCGCACACATCGCGCGTGCCGAGAAGGTCAAGACCATCCTGGTCGAGAGCAACTTCGGTGACGGCATGTTCGTGAAGCTGCTGGAGCCTGTGCTTCGTCGCATCTACCCCTGCGTTGTCGAGGAGGTCCGCAGCACTGGTCAGAAGGAGCGTCGAATCATCGACACCCTGGAGCCCGTGCTCAACCAGCATCGCCTCGTGGTGGACTCCACGCTCCTGAAGGCCGATCAGAAGGACGACCAGCAGTTCCAGTTATTCCACCAGCTCACCCGCATCACTCGTGATCGCGGAGCGCTACGCCATGACGACCGTTTGGACGCTTTGGCGATGGCCGTTAAGTTCTGGCTGGAGTACCTGGACCGCGACGTCACAAACGAGGAAGACCGTCGCGCCGAGGAGTTGTTCGAGGAGGAGTTGCGGAAGTTCGAGGACTACGTCCTCGGCACGTCGAGTGCTCGCGACAACTTCTACGACAACTACTAGAACGTGGCCTTCAGGTAGTCACGGAGCTGGGCTTTAAGCCTTTCATTCCTACTCGCAACGTTGATACCCCGACCAAATATCTCGGTAGGGGCTCCGTAATAGCGATGCTTAATTGATTTGGAGAGATTCACACCAAGACCTTCCTTACCTTTGCCGAGCGCGCAGTTCACAACTTCACGGGTCGCGCCGACTACTAGGTCAGCAAACTGCAAGAGAGTGCTATTGACCATTGTGGTGTAGGCCACCGAATCCAAAAAACCGATTGACTGTAGTGCACCACAATAATACTCCTGCCCCCCGCTGGACCGCCCACGCGCATAAGCGTGCTGGTACTCCAAGGTGAAAGGCTCGCTGTCATGCTTGTCCGGCCAATCGAGCATCACCTGTGCGTGCTCGGGCTTCGCATCGGCCACACAAAGACCATAGCGCATAAGTCCGTTTGCAAATGCAAAACCCGACAGCGTCGCCTTCGCGTCCTTTATTTTGTCCTTCTTTACGCTCAGCGTTTCAATAACGCTGACGATGACTTGGATGTCGTGCTTAGCGGCCTCCTCAAACATCTGCGACCGCCATTCCCCTGATGAAGCAAGCAGTGTCTCGAACAGCTTCTCTTGGTTCTGTTTTTTGTACTCAGGCCCAAGATTCTTGAAGTTCCACTTGACCGGTGCCCGTGCAGCGCCATGCTTCTTCTTGATGCCCTCCAGGGCTTGGTGAAGTCCTCGTTCCGCGTGCGCCGGTACCGCTACGCCGCCGAATAGCAGAATGTCTGGTATGTCCGCTCCACGAATGCCGTGCAGCTCTGAGTTATCAGCGTACCAGCGCATAGAACCTCTCTGACGAATAATCAATTTAGGAGCTTTGAATAGCCTATCAGCTCGACCCCCGCCTAGAAGCGTTCCTCGTGAGCGCCGAAGGTGAGCGGCTTATCGCGTACGTGGACACACGCGGCACCTGGACCATCGGTGTCGGCCACACCGGACCTGAAGTCCGTCAAGGCGTGACCATTACGCGGGCGCAGTCCCGCGCCTACCTCCGCTGTGACGCAGAGACCGCCGACAGGGCCGTTTCGGAACTCGTGCGGGTTCCACTCACGGACAACCAGCGGTTCGCCCTAGTGAGCTTCGTGTTCAACCTCGGACGCTCCCGATTGGCGACGTCCACCCTCCTCCGCTTGCTCAACGCAGGCGACTACACGTCCGTGCCCGCTCAGCTCACCCGATGGAACAAAGAGACCGTCGGTGGCGTTCTGCGCGACAGCGTGGGCCTCACCAACCGCCGCAAGGCGGAGATCACCCTCTGGAACACCAAATGACCTTCACCAAGTTCGGCAAGTACGTCGCCACTCACAAGTGGCTGTGGCTCACCATGAAGTACACCTACGTCCCCGTGTGTGCCTTCTTCATCCTCCTGGCAGAGCTGGTCACCAAGGCTGTGCCTGAGGCACTGACCGACTATCGCGAAGCCATTGCGCTGTGCGAGACCGAGATGAAGAAGTACCGCGACTCGCTCGTGGTCCCCGCAGTACCAGGCACTCCGGCCGGCGGCCACACTGGCGTCAATCCCCCGAAGCAGCCCCGATGACCACCGTGGCCTGGGACGGCCGCTCCCTGGCCGCTGACTCTCAGATCACGTGTGACTTCAAGACCAACGGTCACTCGAAGTTCTTCCGTTTCCGCGATGGCTCCGTTGGGGCCTTCGCTGGAACCTGGAGTCGTGTGCAGGAGGCCATGCGTGTCCTGGACGGCCTGCAAGATGGTCCTGCGGCTGAGGGCTGGTCCGCCATCGTGATCCGCCCCGGCGGCCGTGTGGAGTACCTGGAAGACGACGGGTGCGTGCTGGACATCACCAGTATCCCCTTCGCCCTCGGCAGTGGTGCTCACTTCGCCCTGGCTGCTATGGCTTGCGGCAAGACCGCTCAGGAGGCCGTGTACCTCGCCTCGACCTTCGATGCCCACACGGGAGGTCCTGTGGAAGACGTAAGGGCAACCGATGTCGCCGCTGTGGCCCCCGCGAAGCGGAAGACCGCAGCTCGCAAGACCGACAAACCTCTATGAAAGGGGCTGGCGTGCGGGCGGAAGTAGGCTTTGAGGCAGTGAAAGCACCAATAGAAAAAAAGGGGAGCCCCGCCGGATCGCTCGGGGCTCAAATCCTGCGTTGGGCTTTCCGCCTAATGGGATAACGTTGTCTGAGGCCAGTCCCGCCGCGTCCGGCTGGATTGCAGCCGACCGCTGTCGATAGCGCTACGGCGCGCCAGAAACAGCACGGCAACAACAGCCACCCCGTTGGCTATTACTTCCAGCAGCATCGCTTCCCCCTGACCATCAACTTGGCACGGAGGGAATTCATTCGCAAGTGCATGCGGCTCAGGGAAATTCCCGCTGTAGATGATCTCTGCTTAGCTCGGTGAGACCGTGGAGCTCCATTGTCGAGTAAAGCCGCTCCCACCACCAGACACGATCCCGGTGATCGACTGCTGACGACGGCACCTCGGCTAGGCGCTCGAAAGCTTCCCACAGAACTTCTTCCGGCTGCCCTTCCGCTTTCAGCCTAATCAGCTCGGCATCGAGTTGATCAAACCGCTCGGACAACTGGGCTCTCGTCAAACTCATACTCGCCACTCTCTCGCCACCAAAAGTGACGTTGCGCCTCTGGCCTTTCAAACTGCTTACGACAGAGCCGCTGGCGCCATTGGTTACTCGCAAATCTTGAGACCCTCTGGTCGTACCGTGGGGCGATGAGCCCCCGACGAAACACCACCTTCTTAGGCCCCGCTGCGGTGTGCAACGCGTGTGGCTATGGCATCGCCACGTTGTGCTCCGCAGGTATCCGGTGCCCGTCCTGTAGACAGGGTGACCTCATACATCGTAAGTTTTGGCGGTTTACCGAGTGTTCTTACTGCCACTGGCATTCCGGGGGCCTATGCAACATCTGCATGGGCCGAGGCTTCACCGCCATACCCCGAGAGGACATCACCATCAACGACCTCATCTACTACCACCCTGGGGTGATGTTTCTGATGGACGATGAAGAAGGACATACCCAGGAGCAACCTGAGGAGTCCTTAGGACATCCATAGGTACTCCTAAGGAGTCTTTAGAGTCTCTCTCCGTGGAGCTTCGCTCCTATGCTTCCGGTTTTATTGTTCTGCCTCCAACAATCAACGACTTATCATGAATCGCCTACTCGTCATCCTTGCTGCTTCTATGGCCCTCTCCGGCTGCGTCACCTCTGGCTCCATCTCGCGGAACCTCAGTGCGTACAAGGGACGTCCTGTGACCGACGTAATCGCCCGCTATGGCGTTCCGAACTCCGAGCGTACCGTGGCAGGCATCAAGGTTTACACGTGGTCCTCGCGGCACACAGAGGTCCTCCCGACGTACTCCACGGCGCAGACGACAGGCTATGCCGGCGGACAGTCCTTCCAGGCCACGACAGGCCAGTGGGGCACCGAGAGCTTTTCTGCCGAGTGCGAGATGACCATGCAGGTCGATGAGCACGAGGTAGTCACCGACTACAACTTCAGCGGCAACATGGCTGGGTGCTCCCGCTACAGCTCCTGAGGGGGGCAAATGTTTGCCGGAAATTTCCGCTGGGGTATCCAATTGTCGTGGATCGCGCGCATCCCCCCGTGGGCGCGTCAATGATCGCGCAGGCGCGTCACGCGCTTCCTTATTCCGCAGCGCCTCGGCGGCACCTCACGCGGCACCTGATAGCCTAAGTGATTGATCTAGCTACTGATCCATCAAACTAGGTATTTGTATCGCCATCACCTAGGCGCCTAGCGACGCCATCTGACGCCACATGACACCACTGGGCACCCTGCCCGGTGCGAACGCTCGCGCGTCCGTCTGTTCTCATCTGTAGTTTTCGTCACGCCTCATCACGCACCCAACGTCCACCACTGGACGCGCATCGGCACGCCTAGCGATCACACACGGCCACACACGGTACGCGCCACACGGCCACACACGACGCCTCACGACGTCACTAGATCGCCCTGGGCAATCACAGGACATCCTTTGCACTTTCCATTCGCTTGACTAGTTGACAACCATTGATTCGATGATAGGATGTTCATCAAGTCACGGCACGGAACGCCACCGACTGGCCCGCTAGGCAACTAGCCGGCGCGATGATGGACCACGAAGCGACAGCGGGCCGCCCCAGGGCAAACGCTGAGCCGCAAGGGAACCAAGGGACTAGCCAACTGGCCCCCAAGGGAAACGAACGGCAGACGTGAGCAAGGCTCACCGCTTACCGGGCATCGCATCACGGAAGAATGGTTGTCTACTTGACAACTGTTGATTCGATTGTAATATGTGCAACATGTTCGACGGGTCGCCTAAGCCACTACAGGCAGGGCGACAGAGGTTGAGGGTTGGCTCCCTCGCATGACCTCTCGGGGCTGCGCCCGACGCAATACGCCAAGGTAGCGATGGGTTCTGCGGCAAGCGTGAGCGAGCCGATAGCGTGACGGTAGAGCCGCCACGTTCCGTCCTAGCCTTCACCGAAGCAAGGGCAGACATACCCTTGCGAGGTTTTACTACGGCACATTACTTGATTCGTTTTGATCATCAAGTCCATGTGCCTAGTGACGCCTTCGGTGCCCATTGGATCGCAGTGGGTAGCGATGGACTCACCCAACGGCAGGAAGCCGAACCCAAAGGAGTACGGGACATGACTACGGAAGCAAGGGAGGTCGTGCGGATGCACGACAGAAGAAGACGGGGCCGCCACTGCGCGGCTCAGGTCTTTCACGAACACACACAAGGAGCATGAGATGGCACTGGTACTGATTGGCTGCATTGCAACCGGAACACCGCTGGGCCTCTACGTCTGCCGTTTTCTCGGCTGGGGTGGCGCTCATGCTTGACCACGAAACAACTAAGCCGGTGCAGGAACTCAAAGGCGAGTTCGTTAAGCGCAAGCCGGATGCAAAGAAGGTCTATCGCGTCGAAGGCTACGACCGGGCGCTGAAGCGCTGGGAGCTGGCTGATTGTGAGGACATGAACCGAATCATCCACGTGAAGCCGGGGACTCTTTTGTTCGCCGGCTTCACCTACTGAGGGGCTGCGATGGAAAAGCCACACTTTGACGCCTACGCCCAGCACGGCGAGGCAGGCGAGCCGATGCGTACAGAACGCCTCGACGTGCGCCGCAAGGAAGCTCCTCAGACTCACTACGCCCGACGCGGGCCGATTGCCTCTCACTGGGAGGCCAAGCTCGCCGGCCGCTGGCGCCGCATCATGATTAGCAGCGGCTCGCCCTCTCACTTCATCAAGACGAAGGAGCGCGCTGTGCGCGTGCAGATCGTCCCTCACAAGGAAGCCGCGCAATGAGCCACCACCACTACACCCTCGTCCTCCTCGACGGCGAGTGCCTGTACCGCATGAACTACACCGGGCCTCGCGCTGGTATCCCTGAGGGTTGGTCAGTACACAAGAGGAGCGCCGCACTGTGACGCTGGATGACATCAAGACATGGGAGCAATGGATGTCTCTCACGGAAGTCCAGCGGGTCGCCTTGCGTGACTTCAGCGGCCTGACGGAACAACTCCGGGGACTTGAGGGCTACCGCGTGGAAGTGCTGGACCGCTACGGACAGACGCGGCGCTTCAACGTGGGCCGCTCTACAGGTTGGCGCCCGTGCCACCTGGAGCTTCGCAACAAGGCAAGCCGGGGCGGTGATCCTGCCCACAACCATTACCACTCAGTGCGGATCGTTCGCCGCATTCACTAG